ATATAGCTGTTGATAAAATTAATAACTTTAGAATAAATGAAAATGATTATTTACAATATAGAAATGAAATTAAGGCAGTAGTTCATAGTCATGCTGATTATCCACATATAGGTAAAACAGATATGGAAGGACAGATTAGATCAGAAGTTCCTTGGGGTGTTATTTTATTAAAGTGTGGAGCAGTTGAACATATAGCATTTTGGGGAGATAAACTGCCTGTACAAGATCTAATTGGAAGACCATTCATTCATGGAATATATGATTGCTATGCACTTGTAAGAGATTACTGGAGACATAAAGGATTTGATGTTGTGGATTTTCCAAGAGAAAATCTATGGTGGGAAAAAGAACCATCAATGTTAGAAGACCTTTGTGTTGAAGCAGGATTTGATTTTATAGATGAAACAGAATTAAGAATTGGAGATGTAATATTTGCAAAAGTGTTGGCACCAGTTGCCAATCATTCAGGAATATACATAGGTGATGGATTAATGCTTCATCATCTTTACAATAAACTTAGTAGAAGAGAACCATTACACAGATGGAAAAAACATGTAACTGGTTATTTGAGGTATAGATATGCTTAGAACTGTTTTTGTTGGTGGAAAGTTAGGAGAAAAGTTTGGATCTGAATTCAGACTTGATATATCATCAGTCGGTGAAGCAATCCGTGCCATCAATGCAAACAAACCAGGATTCTTACGTTCAATTAAAAAGGATAAATCTTATAATGTAACAGTTGGAACATTTACAGAAAAAGACGCCCTTAACAATGAAACAGTTTTTATGAAACATAGAAAGGGTGATATGTGGATTATGCCTTCAATTGAAGGTTCAAAATCAGGGATTGGAACTGTTGTACTTGGAGCTGTCCTTGTAGTTGTTGGAATGGTATTAACTTCTTATGGTCTTGGCGCTGTTGGTGCACCTATGATGAAAATAGGTGTTGGTATGATGATTTCAGGTGTTGCTATGATGCTAACTCCAACACCAGGTACAGGAGATTATAAGGATAGAGAAAAACCAGATGAACGCCAGAGTTTTATGTTCGATGGTCCTGTCAATACAAATGAACAAGGTGGGGCGATACCAATAATATTTGGTCAAGTATTAATGGGGTCAACAGTTGTTTCAACTGCATTAGATGTTGAACAAATTCCGATTCCACCACCACCACCACCTGAACCAGATCCTGTACAACCAATGCCACCACCGCCACCACCAAGGGATAGATAATATGAATAAAATAATAGATATCAGGGGATCTAAATCTGATGATAAACCAAGGACTCCCGTTGAAGATATAAACTCACTTCAATCAAGAGCTATCGCTAGATTCGTTGATCTAATTTGTGAGGGTGAAATAGAAGGTCTTGTCAATGGTGAAGAAAGTATATATTTTAATAATATACCTATTCGTAATTCTGGTGGTGAATATAATTTTGAAGGAGTAACTACTGAGTTTAAACCAGGAGCTCCTGATGGAGTTTCACTACGAGACTATCCTACTTCAGAATCAGAAGTAGCAGTTGATATTCATGTTACAAAAGATGGTGGAGCAATAACAAGAAATATAACAAATTTAGAGATTGACGATTTAAAATTAAAATTTACAATTCCTTCTTTATTCAAAGTTAAGAAAAAGAATGGTGATATTAAAAAGACCACAGTTGAATGGAAAATTGAAATTAAACCTTTTGGTGGAGCATGGACAGATGTACAAACCATTTCAAAATATGGTAAGTGTATTGCTGCATATCAGACTGAATATAGAATAAAAGATCTTACACGAACATATGGTGCTGGTCCTTGGGAAGTTAGAATTACAAGAATCACAGAGGATTCAGAATCAAATAGTAAGCAATGTGATTTATATTGGGCAGGTTATACTCAAGTAATCAACAGAGTTTTAATATATCCTGATACTTGTTTAATAGGTGTGACTCTTGATTCACAACAGTTTGGATCTAGAGTTCCTGCAAGATCATATTTAGTAAATGGAACTAGATTACTCATTCCATCAAATTACAATCCTATTACAAGAGTATATACTGGTATATGGGATGGAACATTTCAAAGATCATATTCAAATAATCCTGCATGGGTGTGGTATGATATTGTAAATAATGATAGATATGGTCTTGGACTTGAAGCAGAGTATATTGATAAATGGGCACTGTATACTATAGCTCAATATTGTGATGCCCTTGTTCCTGATAATTTTGGTGGGACTGAACCGCGATTTACATTCAATGGTGTTCTTCAAACACGAACAGATGCAATCCATTTATTGAATATGATATCCTCTGCATTTAGAGCAATGCCGTATTGGGGAGGTGGACTTGCAAGTGTATCACAAGACTCTCCAAAAGATTCAGTTAAATTAGTTACACCTGCAAATGTTGTGTCTGGAATGTTCACATATTCATATTCAGCATTAGAAAATAGATATACTGTTTGTAATGTATCTTGGAATGATCCAGATGAATTCTATAAACTAACAGTAGAATCAGTTGATGATAAAGTGGGTATTGAAAGATATGGATATAAACCAGCTGATATAACTGCTGTTGGATGTACAAGTCGTGGACAGGCATATAGATATGGAAGATGGTTTCTATATACATCATTACATGAAACTGAAACAATAACATATAGAGCATCATGGGACCAGGCAGATCTATTACCTGGTGAAGTCATTACAGTTATGGATAATCATGAAGCTAATTCACGAGCGGGTGGTAGACTTGTATCTGCAACTGCAAACACCGTTACTCTTGATGGACCTGTAATACTAACTATTGGAGAAACATATGAGATTACTAATGTTGACCCAGAAGGAACACTGGTTGTAAATGTTGTAACAACAGTTCCTGATGGTTTAGAACACACAGTATTAGATATTGCAACTGGATGGCCAGCAGATACTCCACAAGTAGATTCTGTCTGGATTTTATCTGCATCTGATTTAACACCAAAAGAATATAGAGTTGTAACCAATACAGAAGTTGAACCTAATATATATGAGATTACTGCTGTAATTTATGATCCTAATAAATATGCTGAAGTTGAAGATGGTAAAGTATTTGCTCCAGCACCATTAACAAAAGTTCCAAGCGCAAATGATCCTATCGTAGCACCAACAAACATCCAACTTGAAATGTACACATATGAAGATACAGGTGGTACGTCTGAAAGAGCTGATAGAAAAGCAGGTGTGTTGTTTTCATGGACTCACACAAGAGATCCAAGATTTCAAAACTATGAGGTACAATACAAAGCATCAGATGGGTCATTTTCTGATAATGAAGTAATAAAAACTACAGATAGTCAAGTTGATGTTAAACCAATTGAGGATGGTATATATACTTTCAGAGTAAGAGCAATTGGTATGTCAAGAGAATCACTGTGGGTTACAATATCAGAATATTCAGTTGACCCAATTCCAAGTGCACCAGCAAATATTAATGGTCTTATTACAATTGAAGAAGGAATAGATACATCTGGAATATTCAATGGCGGTGACTGTGAAATAACGTGGGATGCTATGGATCTCAATACAGATACAACAAGCCCGATTATATATGATAGTACAGCACCTACACATGCAGCTCCATTTGATTCATCATTAACTAAAGTAAAAGATTATCAAATTGAAGTTCTTACAATTGGAGATGTTCATTTAAGATATGAGTTTGTAGTTGAAAATAAATTCAAATATCTATTTGCATATAATAAACTTGATAATCCAGCTGGGGCTCCTTTACGTGATTTAAAATTCAAAGTTTGGGCGAGAGATGTATTTGGTCAATTATCTGCTAATCCTGCGATTATACTTGCATCAAATCCTGAACCATCAATGAGCGGATTGAACCCTACAGTGACAAATATTTATACAGGGTTAAAGGTAGATTGGTCTGCAATAACTCCTACTGATAACGATTTGACGCAGTTTAAAGTATATATAGACACTTCAAATCCTCCAACAACATTAGTAGCAGAAGTTGGAGTTAAAACAAGTTATTGGGTTGAACCTACATTAGATCCAGAATTTACATATTATGCTCAAATAGAACCTTGGGATGAATTTGGTGTTGGTAATAAATCAAATGCAGTTGGTGGTACTCCATTAAAAATTCCTGTTGGAGATATTGAAGGTGAATTAACTGCAAGATTAAGAAT